GTTTTGCCGTTGTAGATCATGGCAGGGGTTGTGCCGGTTGGCGTGGGCATTGTAACGATGCGAGCGCCTGTGATCGGTTTGGTTTTCTTGTCCATAGTTAAGGTGTCCTTTGAAAGATTGCGCGGCAACGGATCGACACATTCTTGCGAAAGCATGCGCCGTCGATTGCGCCCGGCTGTGGGTCGCCCATGTCCGCCACCTGAATTTGACCGTCTCCGGCGGATAGTATCAGATCAATGGGGAATTGGTCAATGATGCGCTGCGCTTGGTCGTCAGCCTCATCCTCGAACGTACCCTCCCGCACAAAGACTGCAACGAACAACCGAACGACCATCCGGCTTGACTTTGACAGCCCGAAACGCTCAGGCGGTGTGGTGGTAAAATATGCCAGCCAATACGGTGGCTCAGGCGTGATGTATTGCAGCGATGGGGTGTCATAAACACCCGGCGCGTTCTCACCCCATACAATCGGCGGCGCGGATGGCGTAGCAGCAAGGCGCGTGCGCAGGGCTGTTTTGATTTCCTTGTGGTTCATCCGACCCGCGCCTTTGCTTTTGCGATAGATGCCCGCACAATCGCGGGCCATTGATCGACGGCGCCCTCGACAAAGTGTGCACCGGGACGGCCATTGCGACCATTATTGACTGGTCGCGCATATGGAAATTCGCTGTTGCCCCAAGTAAAGGTTGCCAGATCGCCGCCCTTCATGTTGCCAGCGACCATGATGTAGGATTCTTCACCTTCACCCGACGCACCGCCAGCGATTGACGATTGCAGGCTGTTGCGCAAGTTGCCTGTGATAACCGGCATCCGCCCGCCCTTTTCCCGTGGAACTTGCGCCACGGCGATGACGGATTGCGCCGAGTCCTTCAGCACAGCGTCAATCCGCTTTTCGGTTTTTTTAGTCCACTGGTCAAGCGTGGCGAATGTGTATTTTACCATCAGGTCAGCCTCGCGAAAAAATCAATGCGGATGTCAGAATAGCACCTGCAATTCACGGTTTCACCTGCGGGCGCTCCTAGTGACGTGTCGCCGGGATACATCATTTGAAACCCACCAACCGTGAACGCCTCACCTTGCGGCACAGCCTGCCCATCCGCCGCCGCGTGCGTCTCGCGCGTCTTGCCGTCGCCCGTGGAATCCCACGCCCTAACGACGTCCTCAGCCCGCACATCATTGTTCGGGTTTTCGATCAACTGGTCCAGCGCCTCTTGCCGTCCAGCGTTCAAAGCCTTGAGCGTTTCGGTGCGGGCGATGGTTTCGCCGCGCAACGCAAGCAGCCGATCCGAATAGCGCCCGGCAATGCGGTCAATGTCGGCCTGCCCGACAGGCTTGCCGTCAGCAATGGCCCGGCGCACGATCCCGTCAAAGCGTTTGTCGCGCCGGGTGCGCGTGAAGTAATGAGACGCTGTGGATGGATCTGCAAGTTCCTGCCGCAGCCCCGGAATGAGCCTCTGTGTTACAGGGTCAATCCTGCCGTTGACATACCCTGCCTGCCCGCTTGTGAGCCCTACCAGCCCGCCCTGTCGCTTGCCGTTGACCATCCGCCCGCCAATGTCCAGTGCGGTGCGCAGCGGTCCTGCGCCAGCCTCCAGCCCTGCCCGGATCGTCTGGGCAATCATCACGCGGGTATCATCCACCACCTCAGTCACCAGCCGCGACCCAAGATCCCGCGCGATACGCTCTGCCCGCTCGTTCCGGCCCCCGAATGACTGCACGATCCGGTTGGCGATCGGCGCGCGGCGTGTGGCGTGTTGGAATGCGCCCATCTGGTAATTCCCGCCAGCCGCGAGTGCCGCAGTGATTGCCGTATCGGTGCGGAACAGATCGGCGGCGTCGAAACGCAGCGCACGAAACGCAGCGTCCACATCACCCCGCGCAATGGCAGCTTCAAGCGCCTTCATATCAACGTCAGCCCGCGCCTGTCGCATGGCTGCGACAAACTCCGACTGGACGCCGGGCCATGTGTCATCCAGCAGTCTCAGGAAATTTTGGCGGGTGTCGCGGGTTGTCATTCAATCCTCACCGATTCCATGCCAAACAGCGAGTCCACCTGCGCGTCAGATAAACGTGCCGCAGCCGCAAGCATTGCAATTAGTGGATGATTGCGACGAATACGCTGGACAGCCGCCCATTGAATTTGAGCCGCAACCTTTTGCGCATCAGGCATGCCCGCAAGAGCTGCTGCAAATGTAGCGGGCCAGTTGCCCTTGGCTGCGTCAACCCCTTCATCGGGCGGCAGTATTCCGGCCCCCACAAGCGCTGTGATAAAGTCTATAAGGTCCAGCGATGCCCCAGCGCGGATATCCTCAATCGGCACGTCAGTGGTAGTCACAGTGCGTAGAACGCGGTCTGCCTCTACCGTTTCAACCGTTGACGATTTGGTGCGTGTGGTTTTCGAGTTGTCCACCGTTACATCAACAACAGGAACAAGCCGTTCATTCCCGTGGACGCCGGCGGTCGGTGGTGAAACTGTGTCGCCGTTTTCAAACGTCACCCGCCCCGTGCCGTGGTAAGTGCGAATTACTTTTTCGTCTTTGATGTGTGCTAGTTTCATGGGTTACCCTCTATGAATTTCCGTGAATGTAAATTGTGTCAGAGGAGTAATCACAGCTAATTAGATTAGTCCCAGCATAAGTTAGTCCAGATGGTTGCGTTGAAGGCGAAGCAAAGCTAGATAAAATTGTAGACGAAACACCATCGTGAATGTAAATTGTGGCGAGGATTAAATTACAGCTAATCAAGTTAGCTCCATCGTAAGCTAGGCCTGAGGGTATAGCCGAAGGCGAAGCAAAGCTAGATAAAATTGTAGACGAAACGCCATCGTGAATGTAAATTTTGCGGGCGGCTCTGTCACAGCTAATTAGATTAGTCCCAGCATAAGTTAGTCCAGATGGTTGCGTTGAAGGCGAAGCAAAGCTAGATAAAATTGTAGACGAAACACCATCGTGAATGTAAATTGTGTCGGAGTCTTGGTCACAGCTAATCAAGTTAGTTCCATCGTAAGCTAGTCCAGTTGGAAAGGTTGATGGTGATGCAAAGCTAGACAAAATTGTCGATGAAACACCATCGTGAATGTAAATTCTGTCAGAGAGTCGGTCACAGCTAATTAAGTTAGTTACATCGTAAGCTAGTCCGGTTGGTATAAACGAGGGCGAAGCAAAACTGGATAAGATTGTGCTGTTAGGAGTGACACCCCCGCCCGCTGGGATGTAACCCGACCCGATCATTGGTAAAATCAAAGTCATTGCATCGCCAGAACAGTAAGGGTCGAATACTCCGTCCCGCCGATGTCATTAACCTCAATGCGGCAAGAAAACTTATCCCCGTTTGTGGTCGTGAAGGCGTCACCCTCAACCTTTGTAAAGCCGCTTGTCGTGATTGCCCCCGCGCTGGAATTATTGATGATGAACAGGGAAAGCGTGGTGGCCGTGTTGGTCGCAACAACAGGCGGTGCCAATGTAAACGCGCCGCCACCAATGATCTTTTTATATTGCGACCCTGCCGCCGTGGTGGGCGTGTAGGTTCCTGTCGTTATCGTTCCATCATCGTCAATTGCGGCTGTGAATGCGGCTGTTAGGTTGTCTGTCACGTCAGCCTTGAGCGTGTCCGCGTCGTATGCCTGCACGTCGGTGCCAATCGCAAGGCCGAGGTTTGTTCTTGATGTCCCCGCGTTTGCAACGTCTGACAGGTTGTTAGACGCAAGCAAATCACCGCTGCCATCGGCGCCTGCTGGCCCTGCTGGTCCTGCTACACCATCACAACGGTATACCGTAACTTGGCTTTCGCCTGCTATTTGGTTAACGGTGCCAGATGCCGCGCGCTCTTCACCCTGAACGCGGATAACATCTCCGTCAGACACAGCGAACGTAGCACTTATATGCGACGATGACGAGTCCTGGCTAGCCTGGCGGATGTAACCCGACTGTCCCACACCACTGACCTTAGTATTATTATTTGTAATCCAGATACCGACGTTTGACCGCGTTACTAACCCGGTCTGGGATATGTGCGCCTGCACAGTTACAACCCCATCGAAGTTGACCGTGATGCTGTCACTGGCCAAAGTGTAGTCCGAGTCTGTTGCGTCGTTTGTTCCGCCGAACGGGATGTTTGCGGCAGTGCTTACATTGATGTCTGTGGTGCTATCGGTGTTGCGTACTTGGCAGAAGGAAAATGCTGAACCACCACCCTCCCCCTTTTTTGCCATTGCTTGATAGGAACCAATGGACAAAGCAACGGCCAAACGGTCTTCGTCTGTGATGACATAAATCTGCCCAACGAGAAGGCCATCAGCGGCGGCTAGTGTGTCAAGATCAGCGCGAGTCCCGCGTTTGTGCTGAACGTCTGGCATTTAGAACGTTCCGCAGTCTACCGCACCAACGGCCAAAGTGACGAAACTGTCACCAGCATCTTTTGACCAAGACATTGATGTGTTCATTCGGAAGATACCGTCCGTGCCGTCCGTTCCCCAAATGAATCCTGCTGTGCCACCATCAACAACAGCCACAAGTTCATCAGTAGAACCGGGTGGAATGTTCAGCGCAGTTTTGAACGCATCGAACGTGATCTTTTTTTCCTTCACACCCGTTGCACTGGCGTCATGCATGATTAGCAAGTCAGCTGCACCTGCAACCGTACCAATCGCGGTTAAAGCATCAATGGCAGGAACCACAGGCACCATTGTTGTGGCGTCTGTCGGGAAGTGCGCTGTCTGACGGTCAGTCGTGACGAATATCTGACCAGGCAAGAGGGCCGATGACGGGAGGTTGGCGAAGAGGCCGCGTTTCTGCTGAACTGAGGGCATTGAGATATTCCTTTATGTTTTAGTTGAAAGTGCCGAGGTCTAACGCGCCGTTTACAAAAAGGCCCGCTGAGCTTGTGGTTAGGAGATTACCCGCCTGTGGGTCGATGGTAAGTGAAGACGTGCCATCCGCGCCCGGCGGCCCCTGAATACCCACAACGACCGCCCTTGGCGCGGCAGGTAACGAAACGACAACCTGCGTCGGCGCGGCCTGCTGGATTACGACGGCTGTCATCGCGTGACCTCCTTGCTCAGTATCACAAGCCCTTCAAGCCAACGGGCGGCGCTGGTCGCGCTTGTCACAAATTCCAAATCGTAAACGCCATCCGTCAAGATCGTGGCCGTTTCCGTTGCGTTTAACGTCATCGTCACAACGCCATTGGTGCCACCGAATGTCAGCCGCCCGTTGGCAGTGGTCAGGTCCATAATAATTTCAGAGGATGC